GGTATGGCGCGAGGCGATGCTGGTGGCGAAGTTCGACGCATCACGCAACGAAGCCAAAGAGAACTGCGACCGCTGCGCCGTGAAGGGTTCGCTCAACTGTGGCAGCTACGGTGGACTTGATACAGGTCGTATCGGTGAAAGCTTCCTGAGTGAGGTTCGCCAATGAAAGCGCACCTGAAGAGCCACTACGAGCGTAATGAGATTTTCTACCTGGCCATCCGAACATCAGCCGTGATGATTACCGCCCTGATTATTGTCCTGACATGGGAGTTGACCACAGCATGAGTAATTTATATCAGGTCTACAAAAACAAAGACGCCGAAAAGGGCAAAGCTGAAATCGATATAACCACCCGCAAAACCTACCTGCTGGGCGTTGATGAGCTTTATGTCGAAACTAATTACAACATCCGTGATATCGATCAGACCCATGTCGAGGAATTCCGGGACGCCTTTATCGCTGGTGAGCATGTGCCTCCGCTCGCTGTTAAGGTCACGGAGAAGGGCATCAAGATTATCGACGGCCATCATCGGTACTACGGTGCGAAGCTGGCGCAGGAAGCAGGCTATACGCTTCGCCTTGAGTGTAAGGACTTCGTGGGTAGTGAAGCTGACAGCGTGGCTTTCATGGTCACCAGCAGTCAGGGCCGCGCCCTGTTGCCGCTGGAACGTGCAGCAGCCTATCAGCGTCTGGTTAACCAAGGCTTAGAGCCAGCGGAGATTGCCGCCAAGGTGAAACGTTCGATCACCGACGTTGAACAGCATCTGCAGCTGCTGACCGTTGGCGAACCGCTGATTGAGATGGTGAAGTCCGGCGAAGTAGCCGCGACGACCGCAGTAGCCCTGCAGCGTGAGCATGGCGTGAAAGCATCTTCGGTAGCTCAGGAGCAGATGCAGAAGGCGAAAGCAGCGGGTAAGAAGAAGCTGACCAAGACCGATGCTATGCCGCAATTCAGCGCCGCCCAGGCACGCAAGCTGGTAGAGCTGATTGCTAAGCATTGCCAGACCGAGCAGGGCGAGGAAGGGTCTCGCATCACGCTGACGTTTGAGACTGACCTGCAGGCGGCTGAGCTGATGGACATTGTTCTGATCGCTAAAGGTCACTACGGCGTCACCCAATCAGTTAGTGAGCAACCTGCACCGGCCAAAACAGAGAACAGTGATGGTGATGACCTGCCACTGCTTAAGCACGAAATCCTTGAGCAAAGCGGTGTTGAGGTTTGGGCCTGCGTTATTGCCGCGTTCAAAATGAAAGCTGAGTACACCTACAGCGAATCCAAGTGGGCGCATACATGGGCGGCAGACTCTGTTGAGAACCCTACCTGTATGACAGTGCCGGCAGAGACGATTGCCAGCGCCGTTCGTCTCATCAAACAGCATCAGGACGATCTTGAACTGAAGTTATGGCTGTCAGAGCAGCACGATGATTCAGACGTTGCCACTGAGCAACTGATGCGCTTCTCATCGGTATTGTCAGAGATTCGCCTGGACAAGCCATGCACGGTTCAGGAGTTTATCGCGCTGGTGGAGCAGACCGACCGTGATTGCTGGTCAAACATCCGCATGCTTCGTCAGGCAGTTCGGGAAGTGGCCGGTCAGATGACCATCCCTGATGTGGGAGAGAGCGCGGCATGAAATTAACGCTCCCGTTCCCGCCAAGCGTTAACACGTACTGGCGTAACACCAGAAAGGGAGTATTGATCAGCGCCTCCGGGCGCTGTTTCCGCTCCAACGCATTTGCCGCCGTTCTTCAGCAGCTCAAACGCCGCCCGCAGCCGATTACAGTGAACGTGGAGGTAAGCGTGCTGCTGTTCCCGCCAGACAAGCGCCAGCGCGACCTTGATAACTACCTCAAAGCCCTCTTCGACAGCCTCACACATGCCGGTATATGGGGCGATGACAGGCAGATTAAGCGATTCACTGTAGAGTGGGGACCGGTAACCAAAGGCGGTAAATCTGAGGTGATAATCAGCGAGTTTCAGCCGGTGGCGGCATAGGTCCGCAACTGGTTACATGACCAGTAAAATTAGGTATAGTGAGTACTGTACTGGTGATTGCAGTCGCCGTACCAAGGTTGGTCCCGCTCACTTGCAGGTGATGGGGCGGGGCCATTTAAAAATGTTGTTCCAGTGTGTGGAGAGGTCAAAATGCTGAATCAATCAGCGGGTGCTATTGCGCCTGTAGTCAATGCTATTCAATCCCCAGTCATGACCAGCCGTGAAATTGCTGATCTCACAGCTAAGCGTCATCCAGATGTTAAAAGAGACATTGAAGTCATGCTGCTTCAGCTTCAGGAAGATGCGCGCAAATTTGCTCACATCTATTTTGACAGCATGAATCGTCAGCAGACTGAGTATCACCTCGACCGTGAGCACACCGAATGCCTGATTACAGGTTACAGTGCCACTCTTCGCATGAAAGTGATCAAGCGACTGCATGAGTTAGAGGAAAGCCAGCCAGCTAAAATCCCGCAGACCTTTGCTGAGGCACTCCGCCTGGCCGCCGAAGCGGAAGAGGAGAAAGAGCGCCTGCAGCTGCAGCTTACTGAAGCTGCGCCAAAGGTTGCGTTCGTGGATCGGTACGTCACGGCCACCAGTTCAATGACATTCCGCCAGGTGGCAAAACTTCTTGAAGCCAAAGAGCCTGAATTACGCCTGTTCCTGATTGAAAGCCGGGTTATGTACCGCCTCAATGGCGTCCTGACACCTTACAGCCAGCACATCGAAGCCGGTCGGTTTGAGGTCAGAACCGGAACCACTAACGAATCAAATTACATGTTCAGTCAGTCCCGCTTCACCGCAAAGGGCGTTCAGTGGATTGGCGGGCTATGGACGGCGTATAAGGCTGCAGGCGGTGCTGAGTGAGGGCATTGCTTACACCTGAAATAGCGCCGCGCACAGGGATTGTGCTATTCAGGCCGGGACCGGAACTGATGAAGCTGTTTAAGACTCGCGTTGTGATCAGTACTCCGACAATGGATATGGCAGACCTACCATCAGGGCGACTGAATGACGGTACACAACCGCTGCTTGATGAGCCCTCACTGATTCCCTTCTTCGGTCACGAACGTGTGATAGCGGCTGCTGGTGGTCCTAATGCGCTGGCATCCTTTGTTCAGTCATTTGGCTGTTGTCAGTGGGAGCAGCCCGAAACATGGCATCACCATGAATTCACAGTGTCAGAAATCGAAAACGGCCTGGTGTCTCTTTGCTACAGTCACGATAATGAGTTCAGGGAAAACGGCGTGCCCGGTAGCCTGGAGAATATCGCCAAAGGCAACACCGCACTCTGGATAATCAAAGCTGCATGCAGCCAGATGGCGCTAAGCGGCGATCACCAGATGACACTACCGGAATTATGCTGGTGGGCCTCACTGAATGACCTGATTGATTTGATCCCGGAGGCACCAGCGCGGCGCGTTCTGCGTATGCCAAAGGAAGCCATACATGCTGGCGAACTCAAAGAGTCGCGGATTGTTCCGATGCGTCCGGCACGTGAAGTTATTCAGGATGCTGCTCAGGTCGTCAAAAAGATAATCAGCTTACGTACTGACCCGGAATCACCAGAATCATTCATGAAACGCCCCAAGCGTAAGCGCTGGGAGAGTGAGAAGTACACACGGTGGGTTAAGTCACAGAGCTGCGCATGTTGCGGCAGGCAGGCTGATGACCCTCATCACATCATCGGACATGGGCAGGGAGGAATGGGAACAAAGGCCCATGATTTATTCGTGATACCGCTTTGCAGGGCGCATCACGATGAACTGCACCGGGATATGAAAGCGTTTGAAGCAAAATACGGCAGTCAGGTTGAACTGCTGTTCAGGTTCCTGGATTTCGCGATTGCAGTCGGCGTTATCGGGACAGACAAAAAATAAAGTGTGTGGAGAGGATTAAATATGCGTGACATGTCACAGGTATTAGAGCGCTGGGCTGGCTGGGCAAAATCGGACAGCAGCGGTGTGGATTACTCATCAATAGCGGCAGGCTTCAAAGGTCTGCTGTCACAGGATTCGAAATTAACGCTCACCTGCAGTGACAATGACGGATTAATCATTGAGGGCTGTCTGGCTCGACTCAAAGAAAAGCGCCCGGATGAGCATGCGATCATCGTGCTGCATTACTTTTTTAATATCTCGAAGCGTTCCCTGGCAAAGCAGGCCAAGCGAGATGAGAAGTTGGTGAGAATTGAGATTCAGATGGCTGAGGGATTCATTGAGGGCTGTCTGGCGATGCTTGATGTTCGGCTGGATATGGATGCCGAACTGACGCCGAAAAAAATATTGAAAAAACCTCTCACGCGGTCCGCATTTTCCTTAGTAATCTGATAAGGTCGATTACCAAGCAGTGCAGCTTATCTGCTAAAAGTCAGTTCCAAATGTGGATTTCAAAGAGACTCGCGAACTCACCAGTTAGCGGGGCTTTTTATTTGCTCAAAACCGCTATGGCGGATAATTAATATCCCTAAGCTATTGCAAGCATTCACCTCTTTGCACCTTTGCCTTACTCAGCAGAAATGATGTTTTAGGATATAACTGTAACGATTAACTGTTAGTGTCAGAGTGTTGCAGCTAATCCCCCTAAGCGGTGGGGTGCAAATGGTCGCATTAGCATAAGCTGTGTGTTGTCTTTCACGAGCCGGTTTGACCATTCAATGGCTTACCGGGAGGCACCTGGAGCTGCAGCTTTAATTCGATCACATCCGCTTGGCGCTCATATTTTAAGGGGTGCTTAAGGTGTGGTTGTCTTAATCTTTCACCCACAGAACAGATTTTAAAATTGGTCGCCATTAGAGCGGCCTTTTTTTCGTTTTTGCGCACACCAATCAGTCTCCACACACACTTTTGACACCGTGGTGTTGCGCATCTTTCTTATGACTACTGACAGCACCTGCCAATTAATGGAGGTGAGGATGAAACGCATGCCGGACAAAGACGTTGGGTTCTGGGCAAGCCTGATTGCCTGGCTTTACGCCCACAAAAACGAAACCGGCTATGCGGGGCTTGCCGGAGTCATGGCGATTCTTAGAGCCACTTACGTTGGCAAAGACGCATGGTCACGCCGCCTGCTTGATGCTGCGATGTGCAGCGTCTTCGCCTTCTTCCTGCAACCAAGCCTGCAGGTGATTGGTTCGGTGTTCAACTGGCACTTCAGTGAAGACATCACGAGGGTTGTTGCGGTCTTTCTTGGCTTCCTCGGTGTGGACTACGTATCAACGAGGATACGCCGCCAGATAGATAAGCGATTGGGAGACAGTAATGCTGACAGCCAATAGTTTTCAGCTTGCGACCGGCGTGAGTAATGCGCTGCGTGATGCATGGTATCCCCATATAGCGGCAGGCCTCTCAGCCTTCCAGATAAGCACGCCATTACGACAGGCTCACTTTCTGGCGCAGACGGGGCATGAATCAGCCGGGTTCATGAAGGTTGAAGAGGGATTGAACTACAGCGAGAACGCGCTGACAGCCATGTTTGGCAAGCGCATCACCGCTGAGCAGGCCCGAGCCTATGGTCGTAATGCGATGCATGTGGCTAACCAGAAGATGATCGCCAGCATCATTTACGCAAATCGTAACGGTAATGGTGATGTTGATTCCGGTGATGGTTACCGCTATCGCGGTCGCGGCCTGATTCAGATTACCGGCAAGGCCAACTATGCAGCACTGGTAAAACAGCTGGGCGCTGATGTAGTGGCAAACCCTGATTTATTGCTGGGCTATCGCTTTGCTGCGATGTCTGCTGCGGCATGGTGGAAGAATCACGGCTTAAACGAGCTGGCAGACTCTGATGATGTTCTCCGCATCACCAGAATCATTAACGGTGGCACCAATGGTCTGGACGACCGGAAATCCCGCTTATCAAAATCTAAGGGGATTCTATGTTCAACGTAATCGGCTTTATCCGAAACAATTCAGGCCTGGTCATCATCGGTCTTATCTGCGTGGCGCTGTGGGGGCTGAATGCCAGTAACTCACAGCTGAAAGCAACGAACGACAGACTTGAAAAGCTGGCAAACAGCAAAGACGATCAGATTAAGGACCTGCGTTCAAAGAACGATGACCTGGCATCCAGTGTCACTGAGCTGGTAACAGCCGTTAAGCAGCAAAACGAAGTGATGAGTCAGGTCACAGAGCAGCGTGCCGTAACAGCCCAGCAGAATCGGAAATTACAGAATGAAATTAAGCGTTACCTTGCGGCGGACAAGTGTGCTGTTGCTCCTGTTCCCCCTGATGCTGCTGACCGGTTGCGTAACGCAGCAAAAGCCGCTGGTGGAGTACCGGACAGTAAAGCAGCCACAGCTAAGCCTTCCGGCTGAACTGACCAGCCCAATTGATGTACCAGCGCCGTCACAGGATATGACGTTCGGTGACAGCGTAAGCCTCAACGCTGAGTTATATGGCGCTCTTGGGCAGTGCAATATTGATCGTGCTGCAGTCAGGAAGCTTGATATGCATCCTGTTCCTGTTGCCCATTAAATGTGATGATCTGATTTCACACATTTAATGGGCAAGGTACGGCTATGGCTTCGGAAAAAGCTCTGTTTCCTGACGAGTTCTCGTTCGAAAATATTACGTATATCGGGCAAGCGGACACCACAAACAACCAACTTCTGATACCGTTCAAAGATCGAACCTGCCCATTCGATATTGGTGAAAAAATTTTGTTGAGGCAGT